AGAGAAGCTAACAGTTCTATGGACAAGTTCAGTTATATCTATAAGTGAAGTTGGTAATGTATATTCAGCTGTGCCATTTGTTATATCCAGTGTGGCTAAGTTTTGTTTCCATAGTAATATACCACGGTTCATCCAATCGATAAGGAGAAGATTGAGTGTACGTCGTGCTTCTAGTGGTTCAAAACCTAGAGTCTGCTCACCACCTAACATAGCCATAGCTTCTTCGATTACATCAGCTATATCTAAATTAAATGTTGTTGTACCTGAAGTTGCCATATTATTTCTTCTTTTTTTGTCTTAATAAATTCTCAAGTTCTTTGGCTTGAGAGGCATGAGTCTTAGATGCTTTTTTAAGAGCACTTATAATTTTACGTATTTTCTGTGGTTGCATCATAATTACCTATCGTCAAACTCAGTTCCGTATGATGGGTTTACCATACCACCAGTGAAATATTTATTACCTACTTTACCACCACCAGCTCTTTGATCTCTCGGTTTTTTAGGTATTTGTTCAACTATATTTTTTAAAACATTACCGCCTCTGTAAGGACCCTGTTCAATTTTTTTAAATTGTTTTGGTCTACGAGTTTGTTTCATAATCGAACTTGTATTACCCGGCCCGGTTGTTTTAGGCATAGTTTCTTTTTTGGTTTCTCTAGGAGCAGCAACAAAATTTCTAAATGGTCTTTCTGATGTTTTTTTTCTTTCTGGTCTAGCTTTTACTTCCGGCCTATTTTTTTTGGTTTATCTTTTATTTCTTTTCTAGTTATAGGAGTTACCGGAGCAGCTTTAGCTTTTGGTGTCTCTTCTTTTTTCTTTTTTACTTCTACTTTTTTAGGTGCTGGTTTTTTCTTTTTTCTAAACTCACCCATTCCAGCTATTTCTGTAAATGATTTCATTATGTTTACTTCTCCTTATCTTTATCCGAGTATAAATTATTAAATGTTGTTTCCCAGTCCATATAACTATCGTGTTGTTCTGCGGAGTGTTCCCACTGTGACGGTACAAAGTCTGGTGGTCCTTCTCCAACAACCCATAGTGCAGGATTGGTTACACGTACACGATTGTTTGGCAGTGCTACTATACAACCTTTATATGGACCTGATGTTAATTCCAACACATGTGATTGTTTATGTTGTGCTGGATCATCCGATATATAACTGTCAGTATAATCAACCGTAAACATGTACTTACCATTATAGAACTCACCTGCTATCTTACACAACCACGGACTTGAACTAATTCGATCCATTCTAATGACAGCATGATTACGACTGGAGCAATCCCAAGGCTGGGCTAAATGAGTCTGTATGTTTGGCGGCCATTCATCGAACGGTGTGTCCCCCACTAAAGACGTTATTGGTATACGTGCCCACATAGCTCCACCGTGGGGATTAGGGTGGTCTTCGCCACATCCTGTAAACACAACTTGAAAACTCAAACAACGGTCTGGGATAGTACACACTGCAAAAGCCAAGGCATGTAGAAACTCACCTTGGTATTTTTCGTGGTTATGTGTGAACTCTTTCCTCACCCAACACTTAAAGTGTGGGATGTTAGAAATCGTATATGCCACTATCTAGCTCTACCGCCTCTTGCCATGTACTTAGAAGTCTTACCACCTTTAGCCATATACTTAGATGTTTTACCTCCACCTTTCATTCTGTATTTAGATGCTTTACCACCAGCTCTCATTTTACCTTTACCGTCAGCTGCAAAAGCTGGAATCTTTTTTCCATCTTTCATAACCATAGGCATTTTACCACCACCGGCTGCTTTATATTTAGTTCCTTTAGCCATACCACCACCCATCATTTTTTTCTTTTTCATCATGGCTTTTAACTTTTTATTTTCAGCCATGATTTTTTTCATTTTAGCTTCCATTGCTTTAGTCATTTATAGTGCTCCTTTTAAGTACATTATTTCAAGTGTTAATATTATCACCGCCGCCACAATAGATACAGTTATAATAATTGTATTTTTAAGTCGACGTTTACGATGAGCTTCTGCTTCTAAAGCTTTTTTTCTACGAACTCTTTCCGCAGCTATCTCACCTTGTAGTCTTTCCCACTGTCCAGGAGAACCAAACAATAAAAACAACTCACGCATTTCATCACGAATACGTTTGGCTTCCTCTTTCCGAAAGTGAGCTTCTATTGCTGTCTGCTCAGCTCCCGTCAATTTCCCAAGTATACCACCCTTCTTTTCTGCTGCAAAGCTTAAATCAGCTTCTGCTTTTGCTAGTTTTGTAATAGGACCAACAAGAGATCCTAAATCTCTACCAGCTTTTACGGCAGAAGATATAGCCGAACTTGCAGTCTTTAATGCTGCAAAAGCTGTCAATGGATCAATCATCGTCGTCTATCTCCTTCGTTTAGTTCTCTTAACTTTCTGTTTACGTCCACTCGCACTGATAGGGTAACGAATAGATGTAGGTTTTGGACCTACGTTAGTCTTGGCTCTTTTTCTTCTAATAGCCGCAGCTTTCTGTCCTGCTGTCATTCTATCAGCTACTGCTTTTGGACGACAGACTGGATACTTTCTTTTTGACGACTTAGCTGATTTACGACCACACTTTTTACCTGTAGATAGATCTACCCAGTTTTCTTTGAACCACGTTTTTAAACCTTTTTTAGCCATTATGTAATTGTAGTTACTTTCTTTCGTGTAACAGCACCACACCCTTTAGCTATTATTTTAGTTGGTCCACCAACTTTTAATTTGATCTTACCACCACCAGCTGCTTTTGGCTTTGGTCCTCTAAAGTCTTTTCTCTTTTTACCACTAGGATCTTTTATCTTACCCGCACATATCTTTGATGCATAGGCATTTGCATAAGCACTTGGATAGACTGCGAACTTACGTTTGGCAGCAGCTTTACCTCTAGGACATAGTTTTGTCATTATCTTCCTCTTTTCTTTCTACCAGCACAATGTGCTCGTTGTGAAAAACCTTTTGGGTTTTTGCAGTTAATAGACTTCTTGTACTTTCTGGTCCACTTTTTCTTTTGTGGTCCTTTCGTTACCTGTTGTTTTATATTAGCACGACTTATTGCCATAACCCATTATATACCACGAGGTTCATAATTACCATAGGGATTTGAAGCTATTATTGATCCACCTTCTTTGTTTTCAGTCATATTTTTTATAATATCTTTTGCTCTTGGTAAATCCTCTACACCAGCTTTTGAATTAATTTCTTTAACTTCATTGTCATTTAAAATTTTATTAACTTTCATTTCACCACTTATAATCCAACTGTCTTCCATATTTGGATTTGTCTTATATTTGTAATTACCTTTACTCGGTAGTTGATCAGTGATGTGGGCTGTTTTAACATTTATAGTTCCATCTTTTTTTCTAGCAGCTCTTTCGTTAGCTATTTTTTGCCAATCAACATCATCAGCTACTTCAACTTCTGCCCAAACTTGATTATCTTCTCTTATGTTTGGTTTAGTTATTTTTTTAGTTCTTTGTCCTGTTTCTGGATCAATTTTACCACCAATGTGAGGTGCTCTTGGTAATTCACCAGAATGAAAACCGGGTCTAAAAGCAAGTTCACCTAAAGAAGATTTAACTTTACCGGCTTTAGTTTGTTCACCTATTCCAGCTTTAACCCATTTACCAATAGGTATCTCTTCCTCTTTACCTACAAACAACGGATATAATTTACCTTCTTTTTGTCTAAATAATTTATATGCTTTTTTTGTTTTCTTTGGTTTTTTTAATAAATTAGTTACAGGTTGTTTTGATTCTCCAAACTCATCAATAAGTTTTTCTGTATCCATTTCCTGAGTTTCTACTTTTTTTGAAATAGGACTTTTACCTATACCCATAGTTATAGCACCGGAGGGTTTTGGAACTAATGCACTTGAACCCGTAAAAGCTAAACTAAATAATGCTGCCTCTCCTGGTGATATTCTTTCACCTCGTACAGCTCTCCTCGGCATATCAATAGCTTTAGCTAATTCACCAACTAAACCCCTAACAATATTTGGTGCAGATGGACTTATATCACCTGTTTCTTTTTCTCTTTTTATTGGTAATACATCTCCGTATTCAAAGTTAGGATCACCTTGAGCAAATGATTCTACTAATCCACTAAGACCTTTATTTGTTTCTTCAGCCACATTAAATACCTATAAGTATCTTTGCAATAACTGATGTTGCTCCTGATTGCATAACTATTGTTGCACACACAGCACCAATGACTAACCATTTAACTTGAAAGATAGATCGTTTAACACAGCCCATATCTGTTTTAAGTTCAGATACATCTTCACGTAACTGAGCCTCACGTTCGATATGACGTGTTAATTCAAGTTTAAGATCTGTTAAATCTTTATCAGTCATGGTTTAGAATATCCAACACCACAATACTAAACCAATTATTGCAGCTATGTACCAATGTTTTTTACATGTGGTGCATTTAATTTTTTCTTTGATTTTCATCCAAATCATACTCATGTCTAACATTTCCATCTCCTTCTTGCTTGACAAATTCTTTTGTTTGGTGTCTTTCGACAGTTAATATTGTGCATTTTGGCTTGACCCGCAGATCGTGCACAAAATGACTTTCTTCTTTTTGCAGCTTTACTACCCTTTGCAACTTTACCTGTAACAGCAGTTTTTAATTTAGATCCAGGATTGGCACGACGATAAGCAGCTACACCTTTAGCTGTCATACCAGCACCTTGTTTAGTCGGTCTAAAATTACC